GCTGTAAAAGAAGAAGCAAAGAACCAACTAGCACTATCTGCAAGAACTGGTGACAAGAATGCAATTAAGTCATCACTTGATCTAGCAAAAGATCTACACTTAAGTACTGAAGTATTCACTACTAATGCAAAGGCATTCTTATCTAATCCAACAGTTGAAGGATGGAGTACTTATATCTATGCAAGAGATGATCACCAATACCCAGACAAGACAGATCTGCAACTAAAAGCAATTAGTACTATTGCTACAGCAAGAGGACTAGATCTTTCAACTAAAGAAGGAATCAAGATTGCAGTTGATACACTAAATGCAAATAAAGGAATTGATGTAAAGATAACTTCTAAAGACTTTGAAGAAGAATCTACTTCTGGAATTAACTGGAACAATGAGAAAGTGAAATTCATGAGAACCAAAGTAAAAGAGACATCACTATTTTCAAAAGACAAAGATCAAGCATTTAAAATAGCAGAAAAGCTATGGGATAGTCAAAAGATTTCACAGTCTGGATTAGGTAATGAAGATCTTCCAGTTAGAAAATTTGGAATAAACAGCCAAGAAGAATTAGATACAGTGGCTCAATATATATATAGAGTACCAGAAGGCACTGATGGGACTCCTGTAATATCACATTTAGGAAATGATGTTTATGCGGCTCATTATACTGATAGTAGAGGTCAGGAAACTAATAAGACTTATTCTGCTAACGAATTTAAGCAATTAGTATTAGACTCAAAAGAAATGAACTCAGCAAAAAAGATCCTAGATGGAATAGTAAAAAAAGATACAACTTTTCTAACAGAAATAGAAAGAAGAGATGCAGAAATTATAAGCAGAAATATTGATACATCGACAGAAAGCTTAGAGATTGAGAACCCAGAGTTATTTAAAAGACTTTCAAAGAAAGATACTTCTATTGTTAAGCAGCTAGTTGCAGAAAGTTTTAAGAACGAAGTAGCTTCATTTAATGTAATAGAAGATGCTCTGGTTCCAACTTTAGAAACAATTATTGATGCCACTACAGACATTAAAGATGCAGCAAGAGAAGCATTTTCTTATCTTAAAAGAGGCGGAAAAAGTAGAACAGGTCAAATTGACACATCAAAACTAAGGGGTAGAAAATTGGTTCTAGCAAGAGAAAGAAATCACCTTATCAAAAGAGAAGGTTATTCAACTAAGGTATATGTAGATACAACAGGTCACGCTACTGCAGGTATTGGACACAAAATGAGCGAGAGTGAAAAGATTAAGTATCCATCAGGATCAGAAGTTCCAGAAGATGTTATTGAATCATGGTATGAGGCTGATACTAAAAAAGCAAGAATTGCTGCAAAAAAACAATCTGCTCAAATGAAGAAAACAAATCAAGAAGTTAAAGAAGCACTTGTATCTGTAAACTTTCAACTAGGCACAAGTTGGACTACAAAATTCCCTACAGCATGGAAACACATGAAGGTTGGGAACATTGATAGAGCCATTAGTGAAATAAAACACACTGCAGAAGGCAGTAGAACAAAGAGTAATTGGAACAAGCAAACTCCAGTAAGAGTTTTAGACTTTGTTAACGCATTAGAAACTTTAAATTAAAAAGGAAGTAAATGAATAAGATACTAGGAAATATATTTGGAGCAGAGCCAGTAGAACCATTCCATCAACCAGCTACTAGTGAAGCTTTTGATCTTGGATTTACAAAAGGAGACTACTGGAATAGAGGGTTTAAAGATGACTCTCTATTGGTTATGGCAGCAACTAATGGCTCTGGAATAGATGCAGATACTTTTACTATTGATAATAACTTTAATGATGCAGCAAAAGAACAATATATGATAGACAATGAATTAACTAACGATATTCATTCTTCATATAAAGATAGATATTTTAGCGAAGCGAAGAGTGCATCTCACATGGAAGAAATAACAAAGTACTATCAAGAAGAGAGTGCCAAGAGAAGATTTCTTGATCAACAACACTGGGGAACACAACTGGGTGTTGGAGCCACAGCAGAATTAACTAATGCACCACTATATATTGGAGCAGCAGCTTTATTTCCTGCAACAGCAACAGTACTTGGTTCTGCTGCAGCAGTTAGATTTATTGCTTCAGGAACAGCTGGTATGGCTCTTGAAGGACTAAAGGACATTGTAGGAGAAGATGATAAGACAGCTATACACTATGCAGGAGCACTATTATTTGATGGTACTCTTGGAGCCTTATTTGGATCAGGAAGAAAATCATTCAATGACCTAGCAAACCAGTCAATCCTTAGAACCAGTGGAATTACTGACTCAGTGTTACAGAAGGTTGCTAAAGCAGAAAGCAAGGAAGAGTCTTCTACGATAATAAAAGAAGCTTATTTTAATGCTACAGGAAAGAGAGCAGATCAATCATTGACTGATGTGTTAAGTGAGAATGCAGAATATGCAAACCAAAACTTTATACAAAAAGGATGGGAAGCTGCACGACAAGATATGGCTTACATAACAGGACAATCAAAGTCTAGTACTATGGCCAACTTTTCAAGAAGATTATTTCCAGATGCTACACTTCAAAATCTTGACACTAATGCCCCAGACTTAGCTACTGGAAGAGATATACTAGAGAACCAACTAAGAGCCACAAGAACAGGAAAGATAGATCAGTTACTTGTTGAGTACAATCAACTAGTAAATAATCCTAACTGGTTCCAAGCATTGAAACCAACTAGTTCAACACAAGATGATTTCTCAGCACTTTTAGGTGAAATTCAAGTACTAAGAAGAGTACATGATATGGATCTACAAACTGCAGTTGATAAGGTTATGAACAGAAAAGGGCTTAACGGTCAAGATGAATTAACTAATCTTCTAATTAGAAGTGGTAAAGCAATGGAAGAAGTTGCAGAAGAAAGTTTTGATAAATTACAAAAAGCTGGACATAGACTATTTCAGGGAGATGAGATTACTAAAAGCAAAGACTATATTCCGTTTGTTTACAATAAGAGTATGTTTGCAAAACTTATAAATGAAGGTGTTAGCGAAAGACAAATTATTGACTTTTTCCAAGAAGCAATCATAAGTAAACTACAAAAGCAAGGTATTCAAGATATTGATGAAGCTGGAATAAGAACAGCAGCTGCAGGGTTCTATGCTAGAGTATCTGGTGGGAAAGCACTAAGATCTGATACTTTTGGTTCTATTATGAAGGATGCACTAGAAGAAGATATGTCTCAGTCAGAAAAAGATCTAATTAAACAAATATTGGAGCCAGTATATGTACCAGCAGATGAAGCTCTAGGTAAATCAGCTAAGAGTCTTACTGGATTAGACTATGGATTCATTAAAACAATACAAAACGACAAAGGTAAGAATGTAGACCTTAGCTTCGATAAGATATTGAACCATGACTACATTGGTAATATGGACCAGTACGCAAGAAAGATGGCAGGTGCAACAACACTAAGTAAGTATTCTTGGAAAATGCCAGCTGACATGACAATGACAGCAGAAAAAGCATATAAGCAAGTAATAGAACTTCCAGAAGTTAAAAAGCTAATTGAAGAACTTAAGATCTCAAGAGCAGAAACAGATAGTCTTGATGAATTACTGGCTCAAGTTGATGAGCTATCATTTATGGCTAGACGAGGAATAAGAGATTTAATTGAAGAAGCTATGCCAAGAGCAAAAGGCAAAAACAAAGCTAAGTATGCTGCAGATCTTGAAGCTAAGACAGACGAAGTAATCAATGCAATAGAAGAGGGAAGCTATGATTATTTAAGACAAGAATTAAATCTTCCAGAACCAACTATAGGATTAATTAAGAATCTAAGAAATGAAATTGATACTATAAAAAATCTTGATGTAGATGCAAAAGCAAAAGAATTAAATGCTTTAATTAAAAGCAATATTGAAAAAGTACTAGATGAAGCTCAGAACCCTAAAGCAAGGTTCTTGAATACAGAAAAAGATATTGTTGATTTTAAAAATAGAATTGCAAAAGAACTAAATGAAGCAATAGCTGGAAAAGAACTTACAGAAAAAGAAGCAAAGAAGGAAATGGTTAGACTTGAGACAATACTTAAAGATCTTCAAGGTACACCAACTGCAAAAGATCCAGCAAGTTCAGGAAATAGAGCTTATAGAATAGCTCACTCATACAATGTAGGTAGACTGCTTGGACAAACTTTCTTTACTATGCCAGCAGAAGCAATGAATGTTATGTGGGATCAAGGATTAAGAAGCTTTATTGATGCAATGCCAGCAGTTAAATCTATTATGAGAGCATACAAGACTGGAAACATTGACACAGCTCAAGCTAAAGAGATACAAGAGTCACTTGGTATATACAATGAGTTCTTATCTGGACCAAAACTGTATGAACATGAACATGATTATTCTGCTATAGTTGGCTCTCATAAGAAAGATTTTGTTGGTAAAATAGAATCGTTTGGTGAAAACTTTGCAGAGTTCACTTTAATGACTGGTGGTATTAAGCCATTAACTATGATCTTTCAAACTGCACATGTACTTGGAGTATTCAAGAAAATGAAAGCAGTAGCAAAAGGTGGAGCCAGAACTACTACTTACAACAAGATGATTAAAGAACTTGGGTTAAGTAAAAACATGGAACAAGCAGTATATGACAGTATGAATAAATATGCTGATGATACTTTATTAAACTTAGGTAAATGGGATCCAATGACAAAAGAAGTATTCTTAAGTGGAGTACAGCGAAGAACAGACTCATTGGTTCAAATGCAAAGATTAGGAGATCAAGTATCTTGGGTATCTGAGGCAGACTATATGTTTAAAGATACAATTTTTGGTAAGATTGCATTAGAATTAAAACAATTCGTAATGACAGCTTATGTCAAGCAGTTAGGTAGAGCCCTAAACAGAAAAGATAAGTATATGGTTGGATTAATTGCATCTCAAATGACAGTATTGACATTATCTTACATTGCAAAACAAGGTGTTAATTATGCAGGTAATCAGGAAAAACTAAATGAAAATTTAGAGATAGACAAGATTGTTGCTGGTACAATGGGAATGATGCCACAAGGAAGTGTACTTCCTATGGTTCTAAACTTTGGAAGTAATATGGCGTTTGGAGAAAATCTTATTGGAGACAATAGACATAATGGTCAAATGACTTCAGCACTATCATCTCTACCAATAATAGATGGAGCCAACAAAGTATTACAAGCAATAAGTGCTCCAGCAAAAATATTAATGGGTGAAGATTCGAAAAAGGCACTTAAACCAATAGTGGACCTAACAGGAATTAATAATTCAATATTAACTAAACCAACATATCAGGCATTGATAGCTGATTAAAAACAAAAAAAAGGAAAGAGAATGGAATTAGGAAAACAGAAAAAAGACAACTTAACTTTAGCACAAAAGTTATCAAAATTAAATGAACTAGTCGTTGATAATCTAATAGAAGGCATAGAGAATGGAGACATAAAACCAATGGAGATGCAAGGGGCTATTACTTTATTAAAGAACAATAAGGTTGTTCAAGAAAGACAAGAAGAATCTGAAGCAGATGTAATAGACAGCTTAGTTGGTACAGCTGAAAATGTTAGAGTTTAAATATCCACTAGCAGCACAGAGTACATTTACTTATTCAGAACAAATAAAAGATTACAGAAAGTTAACAAAAGAAGACAAGAAGATTCTTGTTAATAATCTTTTAGAGTTCCATAAGTATATATTCTGGTGTCAAAACTTACCATATCCAACTCATGATCAATTATATATGTCTGAGTATCTAGGAGCCTGTGTTAACTCTACAGATCCATTAATGCTACAAGCACAAAGAGGTTTATCTAAATCATTAACAGTACAGATTATTACTTTATGGCTCTTATTAAGAAATAAGAATGAAAAGATTGTTGTTGTTTCAGCTACTGGCAGAAGAGCAGAGTCGTTCACTCTATTCTGTTTAAACCTAATAAAGGCTACACCTTTATTAGAACATCTATATCCAACACCTGATCAAAGAAGTTCTGGTGGTAAGTTTGATGTAGCAGGTAGAACCCCTGATGATTCACCTTCAGTTGCAGCATTCGGTGTTACAGCAGCAAAGACTGGATCAAGAGCTTCGTTCATTATATATGATGATGTTGAAATTCCTGAGAACAGTGAGACTGCACAAAAAAGAGAAAAACTATTAGCTGGTGTTAGAGATACAGCAAACCTAGGTATCGCTGGAGTATTTAGAGAAATGTGTATATGTACTCCTCAGTCATCTGAGTCTGTATACAATACATTACTTGATGATGGATTCAAGAGAATTATTATTCCATCTGAATATCCAGAAGATACATCAGTATATGATGGTGACTTAGCTCCACACATTCAAAAAGCATGTGATGAAGAACCATACAAGATAGGTTTAGCGACAGACGCAAGACTGAATATGGCTCATTTAATCAAGCAGAAGATGAAAGGTAAGTCTAGGTATAAACTGCAATATATGCTCGATACTACGATGTCAGATGCAGAAAGATTTCCACTTAAATTATCAGACTTAATTGTAATGGATCTTGATTTAGAAAAAGCACCTACTCATATTGAATATAGTTCAGAAAAGAAGCATACATTATTTGATATTAAGCACTGTGGATTTAGGGGTGATTTTATATATGGACCTCGCTTCTACAATGATGATAGAAAAGAGTACGAAGGAATGGCTATGTTTATAGATCCATCTGGGAGAGGTTCTGATGAAACAGCTTATTGTGTTACTGCACAAATGGGTGGTAGAATATTCCTATTAGACTTTGGTGGAGTTAAAGGTGGATATGATGAGGTAGCACTGATGGCTCTAGCTCAGATAGCAAAAAGATATAAAGTTAACCTAATTCAAGTAGAGTCTAACTTTGGTGATGGTGCATTTTCTGAACTCTTAAAACCAATACTTAGAAAAGAACACAACTGTATGGTTGAAGATTTAAGAGCCACAACCAATAAAGAAAAAAGAATTATTAATGCACTAGAGCCAGTGATGATGCAACACAGATTAATAATAAACAAACATGCTTTAATAAAAGATAGTGAAAAAAACAAAGCAGATTATAAATTTACACATCAATTAACACACATAACAGAAGTTGCTGGTTCATTAAGGCATGATGATATTGTAGATGTAGTTGCAATGGGTGTTGCTTATTGGCAAAAATCTCTTGCTAGAGATACAGAAGAAGAAAAGAAACGTCATGAAGACGATCTTAGAATTAAAAGCTTAAAGAAGTTTATGGAAAAATGTGGAATAAAAACTGCTACAAATGTAATGGACAAATATTAAAAGGGGAACTAATTCCCCTTTTAGTCTTCTGCTCTTCGAATGTATGAAATAGCAAGTATCTCTTTATAGAATACTTTCTCAATACTCCAAGCATCTACCAGATCTTCAGAAACCATAACTAAATATTGTCCAGAATCATTCTTTACTATCTTTCTGACATAGTCTTTCTTTTTAGCTATCTTTTTTTTAGCCATTATATTTTGCCTTGTAAGTATCATTCTGGTTCTTATCTTTGAGCCACTTACCGTTAACTCCATTCTTGTTCCAGTCTTCTTTCTGTTTAGGACATTGATTTCTTGAACTAATTTCTTTAACTACTTCATTCATAACACCATCAACATCATAGCCCAGCAGTTCTAATTCATTAACAGACAGCACAATAATATCTGCTAAAGCATCTACTATCTCATGTTCATCTTTATTGATCTCAGCTTCATGTAATTCAGTTACTTCTTCATGTATCATCATAACAATATTACCAGATGGTTCAGTAATGTTTCTATCACTTCTCCACTTAGCTAATCCTTTTTGCCAATAACTAATCATCCTGCTTCCTTTATCTTCATTGCATCATCTATTGTTGCACACTTAATTTCTCTTCCATCTTCAAAGATAACAACATATTCATTGTCACCTTCTCTTGGATGTAGTCCTCTAATTACTGCTTTCATTGTATTCCTTTTCTAATAAATATCTACATATATGTATAATCTTTTCTAAGTCTAGTTTACCTTGACCTTCTTTTGTTCTAAGAACTCTCTTAACAATATCTGCTCTCCATGGATCTAACTTGTACTCAGCCCATATGTCCCATGGTTGTATATTCTTCTCAGCATAATTACTTTCACCAACATTATAAGATTGAACATCATTACTTGCTTTCTCTTTCATCTTTTCAGTTATAGCATTAGCTACCTTAGTTAGATCAGATGTAGCATTGTCTAGTCTTTCTATAGATTCTATATTTTCCATTAGCATTGTCCTTCAAAAACTTTGAGCCACTTACCAGATCTTCTGTCTACATTGTCATAATACTTTCCACCAATATTAGCATTTAAATTATCTTCATTGTATAGTACATCGTGCTCAAATAATAATTTAGTTTCTAAGTATGACAAGTGGTTCATGCTATTAGCTAGAGACAATATCTCTTTACTAACAACTTCCATACCCTTACTTAAAGAAGAAGAACCATTGTATGTTCTCCAATCAGATTCAACCATAGATCTTCTTTTTCTCTTATAACCTTGCAGTGGAGGTTGTGTCTTGGCTCTATAGAAAGACTTCTTTCCGTAATAGCTCCAGTTCTTACCATCACTATCTTTAAAGATTATCTTGTAAGTAAATCCATAAGCAAAAGGTAGCTCCTGCGGTGCAGGATTACCTTCAAAGAACCACTCCATTAAAAAGGAGCGTCCTCATACGATTGAGCTTTAGCTATAACAGTTTTTTGTTTTAGTCTTTTTACTGGTTCTTTCTCAATCTTCTTATTGAACTTTTCAACCATCTCATCACCATTAGCATTTAACCCATCAGTATCTAAGTAAACTACTGGAACAAACTTCTCACTAACTTCACCATTGTATTCAGATTCTTGAACTTGACCACATACAGTTAACTCTTTACCAATCATTGTCTTAAAGATTTTAGCAGATACAGTATTGTCTCCAATTTTAATCATACCTTCCTCTGGTGCATTGTCAATCATCTCAGACTTAGTAGCAGCAAATAACTGTGTGATAAACTTATAGTCTGGTAGTGGACATTCAGAACCAACTGCATACTGTTTCTTTAAGAACTCTGGATGTGAAGCTAATATTGTAAATGTAGCTTTGTTTCCTTTTTCGTCACCTGATCTAGTACAGTACTTAGCAAAAATTAATTTCTCAGAATCTTTAATTTTAAATGTTAAGTTCATCATCTGTGCTCCAGAATCTGTTTTATTAATGTACATTTTATCAATAGCTACTTTATAAGAACCACTATCTAATGGCTTAAATCCACCACCTACTACTGCTACGCTATCTCTTTTTGTTTTCTCTAATAATTCTGTGTCTAATCCCCAGTTACTCATATTAATTCCTTGTCTTTTTTTTATTTATATTCGTTAATTGCTTCAATTACTTTAGCAACATCATTGTCAATATACAGTTCATCAAACAATCCAAATGGACTCTTTGCTTCATTGTCTTTATCTTTTGCAGTCTTGTTTGTTTGGAATACATATCTAAGTTCTCCATCTTCAACAAGTACATTTGTCTTAAGAACCACAGTAAAATGACTACTTAAACTATTCTTCATACTTCCCTGAATAGCAGGTACAGTCTTTAGTACAGCTTCTTTTTCGTTTAGTACATCAGATGCTAAAGCAATAAAGATAAAACTCTTTCCTGATTTCTTACAATACTCTAGCATTCCTGATATAGCATCCCTGTAGTCCAACCAACCTGATCTACTGTCAGGTACATCTCTTACCAGTTCTGGATATAATATATTATCTCCGAACATTGTTAGTGAATCGAAGATTATAGTTTTTACACTATCGTCATCCACTGCTTTTTTTATTGCTACTTTAACTTCCGTTAGATTCTTAGGTACCTCTTGCCGCATCTTGCTGGCTCCTCTAATCGGAAGCATTTTGCCTTCGATATTGATAAGTACTGTGCTATCAAAATCCAAGTGTCGCAATGACGAACTTTTACCTGAACCCGAACTACCGTAAATCAACACTATGTTGTTATCCATATGACTCCTTTATACTTTATAAAATATATTGGACTTACATCTCAAGTTTAAACTTATATAGTTCACTTGACTACGAATAGAGGTTCTCTATTGACTGCCAATAATTATCTAGCTACACTTTTGTATAGCAACTCTAACTCATGATCACCTAATGGTTCATATAACATAGCATTAACTCTGCATATATGTTCCTTATGATCAAGTCCTAAATCTTTAATCATCTTTCCTAGCTTAAACATCTGACCATTTCTACCGCCTTTAGATGTCTGAGTAATAAAATGCTTATAAATTCCTTCTAGTCTAATATCAATTTCTCCTTGGCCCAACCAAGAATTAACTGTTTCAAGCATAGGTAGTATAGCTTCTGTCTTTTCTGTATCTGGCAATGCACTACTAGTATCTAATAGCTCACCTTCATTTACAAAAACTTCAGCATCCTTATTGGTGAACCATAACCTACTAACATTTCTAGTCTGTATATCATTAGCATCTAATCCCAGTCTACTCTCAAGATTAATATAGAACTCTTTATATTGACTTGGTTCTAAATAATAAGTTTGTTTCGTTGGCATAATAATTCTAAATCTATCACAAACAAAACCATTCTTATCTTTCTGATGGCTCCTAGTAGTATAAATAATATATGTATAATTCTCAAGCAAAGACTTTGCTCTAGTCAATTCTAATCCATCATCAATGTCAAAAGCTACCATATTTGCACCAGATATAAAGTATTTTTCACTTCTATATCCACAAACTTGTTGACCTTCTGGATCAATCTCAATACCTATTTTTTTACTCTTATCTGTATCATTAAAATGACACAATAAAAAAGATTCAATAGGACTACGAACCATATACTCTATAGACTTTCTATTGGCTCCAAAGAAAGGAACATTATCTTGAAAGTATGCTATCTCATACTGACCTTCTGATTTACCAGATGCAGTAGAAACAATCATAGAGTCTAGTGTAGTTAGTGGTAGTGGCTCTATATTATATCTAGGAACCATAACTCGTTCAGCTGGTAGAACTAATAATTCATTCTTTCTATAGCACAGCTCTTGCAACATAGGAACCATATCATTAAACTTATTTACACCGTTTGGAATATTATCATCTAGCTCAATCATTTCTGATTTAGACAATCCTTTTCCTCTCTTAAGTAAATCATATGCTGTATGATAAGGTTGAACTGTTTTAAAGATATCTGTTACAGTTTTTCTAGTAAATTGATAGAACATATATGCTTTATTAACACACTCCACAGAAACGTTTTTTCTTTCCAGGAAGGCAATGATATAGCTAAGGTCTTCAATCATCGTTTTTGACCCTATCTCAGCTCTAATAAGCTCACTATACTTATCTTCATTTGCTTTAGCAATTAGTTCAGAACCTATTTCTTTCAATCTTACCTCAGCATCATGTTCGATTGTCATTTCAATATCAAATAATGTATGACCACCAACATCAAACTTATGTTTAAACATAGCATCTTCTTCTGCCTGTAAGTCTTGATACCATTTCTTTACTGGCTCTAAAGAAATATCTTCTTCATTCTCAACAATATCATTAGGTTTCATATCTATAATATAACTTCTACGATACATACCAGACGATACCATCTTTTGTAATTCAGCTTTACCTTCAGCATTAAATCCAGCTTGTGATCCAGCAGCAAACATATTACAAACAATATTGTCTATATCTGTTTCTCTACTTGAGTCAGAATTGCCTTTAATTACTTTAGCCTTATAGTGACCATCATATAATTCTTTTAGCTTAGATATTAGCTCAGTAGAGCCAGCAATGATGTCTCCAATTTCTCTACTAATTAGATTTAAAGAACCATATCCACTGTTAGCTTGTGAATTAGCTATAGTAAATAAACCTTCCTTTGTTCCTTCTAGTGCTACTTCAACTGAGCTAGGTAATCCAGTTAACATCTTAGCAACATCTTCTGGCTTATCCATCATCTCATTATTTACAGTAGTACAATAGTTCATTCTGCTTATATAAGATTCAAAATTAAATAAACTCCTACAGGTATCTAAACTAAAATCTTTTCCAGAACCAGATGAACTAAATACTACACCAAAATATTTAATATTCTTTCCACTTTTCTTTCTGTAGTTGTAGCTATTTAAAATAATTGAACCATAATAATACAGTGCAGATTCATATAATCTTCTGTCTGTATAATACATTCCTTGTTTTTCTAATAGATCTAACTGTTGTTCTATGTTCATCGTCTAAACATCTCCATATTAATTTTACCACTCAATCTTAAATCACTCAAGATACCTTGTCTTCTAATCCACTCTTCTTGACCAAGCTCTTTCATTGCATTATCTCTTAGTTGAAAGTAAGCCTTAATGCACTTATCGCATGAACCAGTAGTAATTGTGTCTATAATGTAATGATCTCTATCAAGTATATATAAACATTCTTCCTGAAAAACTCTTGTATTTAAATGAAATCCATATACTTTTTCAAACATATTTCTAAATTCCTTTCCTTTTTAAAAGTATACAAGTTTTAAAATTCTTTTTAATTTTAATAATTAATTAAGAATCAACTCAGTATAATTTTATATCTTAATCCCCAACCTCTCTAAAAACCTATCAAACTATTCCCTAATCTGTAGCGTAAGCGGAAGATTAGATTGACTTAAGATTTAATATAGAAACTAACAACTAAATATTAATATTTAATAATTCATTAACTTTCTTCTTGATTAATTCTAACTCATTTTCTGTGGTTCTAAGTTTTTCTTTAACAAGAGCCATCTCCTTATCAGATTGATGCCATGAAGCAATCCATCCTCTGTCATAATCTTTAATACTTTTTTCTTCTAACTCTTCTTCAGTTAATATATATTTCATTTTTATTTCCTTTATTTTTTATGTATTTTCGTAGGGTAAGCTTCTTGAATTAAATAATTAGCTAAGTCTATGCCTAGCTTGTTCATATCGTCGTATTGAACCCAATTAGGAACCAATATATCATCGTATCTATGACCTCTTATATCAGGAAATAAGTCAAGGATTCTGCTGGCTCCATTTAATTCCTGTAGTTCATACTTTAAGTTATTTATAGTCTTGTCTTGCTCTAAAATATACTCATTTATTTCTTTTCTGTTCTTGATCCAACTCAATAACTCAAACATTTTTTATTTCCTTTTGTATTAATATCTATATCTTCCTTGGCTCTCTCGCTGTCGCTTCGAGCCAAGAGTTTAGTTTTACCAAGTAGTTGGGAGTTTCACTGGCTCATCATAATGAGGACATACCTTGTTGTAAGAACAATAGTACTTGCACTTCATAGGTACATTAACACCCTTAACTTTTCTCATCCATAAATCTTTACACTTAGGAGGTACATCAAGCACACCCTTTAGCTCATCTACTGCAGCCTGTATAATTGGCTCTATATCTATAGCAGGCACTTCGCTAATGATCATGTTTGGTTCATCTTTAGTTGCAACTGCATCTTTTAAGAACCATACTAACTTCATATCAAACTTCTTTTCTGGATAAGTTCTTTCAGCTAACCACTTCAATACATTCATTTGTACAGTATATCCATTTGTTAATGGCTCTTTTGACCACATCTTATATGTATAGTTCTTAGTAAGTTTATAGTCATAAATACAATTACTTCTAGTATCAATTAAATCAGCTGTACCTGTAATAGAATAATCACCTAATTTCTTGTGCATAGCAAACTCAGTGTCAAATGCACTACCTTCAAACATCTTCTCCATACCTAAATGGAAAATAGATCCAAGTGTATTTTGACCTATCTCAGTCTCATCAATAGTTCCATGCTCTTGC